CTTCATGATGCCGCCGGGTTGTGCTTCGATACTCTTGGTCAGCGCTTTCATACCGCTATCGCCAAGGAGTGTATCTACCCCATAGTGGCCGGTGATTTCATGGACGGCGGTGGTTTCAAGGTCGGCAACAGAAGCATGCTTATCACCAATAACTACAACAGTACCATCTGGAAGGATAGCACCGCGAGCATCAGCTTTATTTGGAAGAACATCTTTAACACTTTGTGGTAGCCCATCATAGGTGTATGCGTAAACAAACTTCACACCCTTCGGCAGCTTAAGCCCATCAACCGCAGCCTTAGCTACATCTTCACTGATTGGAGTTTCTGCTATCGGACCAGTTCGCCAGCTAATACCACTGCGGATATCAATGACGTTGTCGGAGTCTTCAAAGCTTTTGGCGGCTCGCTTGATACGTTGACGGACTTCGGCAGCAACAGCCTTATCCATAGCGGCTGTGTATTGCGAACTATCGGGGCCGAACTTTCGCAAAGCTGTCTGAACACCTGTACGGTTTTGAGCAGTAAGCACAACTTCTTCAGCTTCTCCCCTAGAAATACTGTGTTCACGCGCAGCCTTGGTGATAAAGTTAGCTTCTGCTTTGGGTGCCAACGGCTTAGCCGCCGTTACACGTTCTTGCCTGCGCAGAGTGGCGGCAGCGCCAACTGCTTCTTCAAGTAGAGGTTTAAGTTCTTCGCGTTGCTTTGCAATCTTAGCAAGCTTTTCTCTGTCTGCTTTGGTTTTGCGCGGTTTAGCTTGAATACGCTTTTCTGTTTCGTTAAGACCTCGTAGAAGCACGTTTGCTTCATGCGCTGATAGCCTCTTATCACCAGTGCGAAGTTTATCCAGAGTATCAATAACTTCAGGACCAAACTTAACAACCATTTCAAGGTCAGCAACTTTCTGCTCAACAGAAGGAACAAGCGCTTTGTCTTCGGGTTTACGGCTTTTCTTAAGCTGTTCCAGAAGTTTCTTAGCATCGGCAAGTACTGCCTTAAACTGCTCTTGCTCAAAGTCTCTAATAGGCTTGATTGATTCTGTCTTGCTTGTAATTACTTGCACAACCTTGCGTTGCAACGGGGTTTCTTTGTCGGCAATCTGTACACCAAGGTCAGAAATCTTGGATACGATGCGGTTATATTCGGTGGTACCTTTCTTACCCGCATCTTCAAGTTCTTTACGCTTAAGGCTAAGTTCATGCCGTTCTTTACGAAGCGCTTTGGTTTCATCAGTAGAGACGGTAAACATCTGACCCGTAGCACCGTACACAACTTCAGACGTAACCCGCACACCTTCCTTACCAACAGCTTCAAGGCGGGTCTGTTCTGCAATACGGTCAGCTTTTGTCTTTGCTTCAGCGGCTAGACGAACGGTGCCGGTGAGCGCTGCTTCCGCAGCACGGCGCACTTCAACTTCTTTCTTGATGTCTCTAGTTTCTTGTAGTTTGCTATTGGCGGTTTGCTTTCTAGTTTTGATAACAAGCTCACGGATTGCGGATTTAATTTCGCTCTTTTTAGCCGTAAGGATTGCGGTCTGTTCTGTGGTATCTTTTCTAGCGGCGGTAGCGCCAGCCTCGCGGGCAGCAGCAGCGCGATATACTCCGGCCAAATCACGGAAGCCTTGGATGATGTTCTCATATGCATCAACAGCATTTACGTATGCTTGCTCTGCATCAGACAAAGTTTGCAGAGGCCAATGAGTCTTTACGATATCTAGTTTGGTTTTGGGTGCAAGTTCGTTAACAGCCAAGGTCGAAGAAAGTTCTTTTGAAATACCCTTAAATGGCGCAACGTAGGCATCCAGTTTTTCTTTGACTGCGGTAACTTCTTTCTTTAACCGCTCAATGCCGCTGTTAAGAGTACGTGCCTGCGTTGAACGAGGAGACACTCCTCTGCGGAACAGTTCTTCGCGCTGTTCCTTTAGCTTATCTAATTCTTTCTCAAGTTCTTTGAGCTTGGCTTTTTGTTTCTCAGATTCTTCACGAACCTTCTTTGCAAGCTTTTTTACGTTGTCAAGGCTGCGCCCAAGACCGGTGGTGACGTTTGTAATAGCATTTTCAGCTTCTCTAGCTTGCCTAAGTAGCTCGATAACCGCGCCTTTTTCCTTGGGGCTTAGGCCCTCAAGTTCTTTCTCAATATCTGCCAGTTCTTGTTGAAGGACTTTAAGTCTAGCCTGCGGTGTCTTGGCTTCCTTCTCCGCTGCTTTGCGTTGCTCGGATTCAGATAGCGCTTTAAGCCGTGCGGGGGTAGTACGCTCAACCGCTGGGGCACCAAACAAATCCGCTTGCTTGCCTTCTTGCTGCACCTGCTGGATATTCTTTAGCTCATCTTCAATACGAGCAGCAACCGTTTCACCACCACGACGGGCAACAGCCTCATCTGCAAGGTCCATCAACTCATTGGTGGCAGTACCATCAACAGCCGCAGCTTGTGCTTTCTCCAGAGCCTTGAGGGTGTCGGCGTCATATTCACCACCCCGACGCAGAGCTTGGTCAATCTTGTTGGCAGTGAAGTCCCGCCGACGCATAAGCTGCGTGGCAAGAGAGGGTTTGGTACCCGGAATAGTCTTAGTCTTTCTGCCTTCTAGTTCTTTTATTTCCCGTTCAAGCCGGGCAATCTCGGTGGGCTTATTGAATACAGTTGTTGGCGCACCGTACAAACCAAGGCCGGGACCGGCGGTAGTCTGCGATTTAACAAACTCAAGTTCACGGCGCTTAGCCGCAATCTCCATATCAATGTCGCCTGCTTCACGGACAGGACGTTCACGGTCAGCGGAGGGTTCACCCTTAAGCGACGCTTCTTTAGCGGCAAGATTCTTTTCACTGGGAGAGGTAAGTTCAAACTCACCTGTAGCACCACGCAGCACACCACGGTCAGCAACCACACTACGAATGTTCTTTTCAACAGACCGCATCAACCCTTCATTCAGAGTCTCAGCCCGTTGCTGGAAGGTGCGGTTAAATTCGCCTACAACTTTGCGTCGTACTTCGGGTGAAAGCTTCTGGTCTCGCTGCGCATCAAGTTCTTCAAGGCGCTTATTGAACTGCCGGATATACTGAAGAACCGTATCGTCCAACCCATACAGCTTTTGTAGTCGGTCAAGTGAGGCATCATCGTATGTGAAGCGGCGTTGTTCTGCCGTCCGGGTATCTTCACCCATCTCTTCTTCACCACGCTTAAAGGCTTCCTTCTGGTAGACCCGTGTAGTTGGCGCAGAGGTGCGAGTAACTAATTCATCGAGCAGGTTTTTGGTTTGAACCGCTAGCTTAAGAGCATCGTCTTGACTAAGACCAGACCGGCCAAGTGCAGCACGTTCAGCGGCGGTGCGGTAAAGAACCGCATTGATGTACTGCTTCTTTGTTTCTTCAATCTTGGTTTCAAGATTCTGGCGAACGTCCTGCATGCCGATAAGCTCCCGGCCACGAACACCACCCTCACCGCCAATAAAATTACGAGCGCGCAAATCTTGCGCAAGGTTCATCAGGTCAAACTGACTAGTGTTCTGCGCGTCTTGGAAGTCTTGAATTACCCGCGTGATTGGACGACCACGATGAATGTCTTCAGTAATTTTAATCGCGTTGACAGGACCCGAAGGCTTAAGGACGTTACCAATTTTGTCAAAGATATCATCAACAAAACTGTTCTTACGGGCAGTCTCGGTAACATCTTCATACTGTTCTTGCGAGCGAGCCAGTCGTTCTTCAGGCGTAAGCGCCGCTTCTTTAGCTTTCTCAACCTTGGCGTTGTATTTGTCGAGGGCTAGTTGGTAAGTACCAGCTTTGGATTCGCCTGTTTTTGCATCGTAATACCCAAAAATCTTTCTACGTACAGTCTCTGCACGTTTTGTGGCTTCTTCAATTGCCTTATCACGGGGCATGCCCTTGGCAATGTACTCATTAAACTTTTGCTCAAAGGCGGCTTCAATTTGAGAAGTATCCGCAACTGGTCGTTCAGGAAGTTCAAGAGGCTTGCGTTGCTCCGTTGCGGCGGCTTGTTGTTCAAGCAGAGACTGCCGGTCTTTGAGTTCTTGTTCTGCCGCAAGCTTGGCATCAATCTCGGCGCGTTCGCGGTCTGCCGTTAAACGCTCCATACCCATCTCAAAAGAGAAAGACTTTAACTTCTCTTCGTTCTCTGCAATCTGCGGGGTGAGCTTGCGAATCTTATCAACGTCACCCGACTCGCCTGCTTTCTGCAACTGCGAGCGGAGCTTCTTCAGGGTAGATTCAACATCAGCGCGGTCAAACGGGGTCCTAAATTCAAAGCCCGCCTCTTTAGCTTGCGCCTGCAACGCTGCAATGGCTTCTTCTTGCTGTTTAAGAGCGGGGTCTAGTTGTGTAAGTTTGGCAATATCCCCGGCAGCAGCGGCCTCAGCAAGCTGTTCTTTTAGTGCCTCAATCTTTTGGCGGCTACTTTCATATTCTCTTTGAAGCCTGATGGGGCCTTCGGCCTGCCCTGCACCTGCTCCGTATCCGGTAGCCAGTGCCTCCATCTGCTTACGCTGCGCAAGCAATGCGTCTTGTTCAGCTTTTTGTTTGGCAGCTTCTTCTTGTTTAATCTTGGCCGCGTCTTCACGGGCGGCAGCTTTTTCGCTAAACCTACCAACAGTGCCAAGCGGTGACAGCAACCCTACAGCGTAGGCAGTATCGAGGTATTCTTTCTGAGCATCGTCATCAAGCAGGTCTTTGCCAGCTTGCCAACGCTCAAGCATTTGTTGAGCAACTTCAGTTGGAACTTCCGCAAGCGCACCGACAGCGGTACCACGGAGTAGTGTTTGTTTTGCGCTTTCGCCAAGCAGCTTCTTTGCTTTAACGGCGGCGGCTTCGGTTGCTTTCTTAGATGCTTTGGTTATGTCTCGACCAAGAACCGCGCCAATAATCTGCTTACCAAAAATAAAACGCTGAGTACCTACATCAAGCGCAGCCTGCGGAGCAGCAGCAAGAGCGGCTTTACCTGCTTCGATGTCTTGGATGGGTTGACCAGCCGCTTGTTTCTCGGCGGCTTGCCGTTCAATGTTTCCACCAAAAGCTTGAACGAGAGACGGGACTGCGGCACCACCAATACCACCAATAACAGTACCGATACCGGGAGCAACAGCAGTACCAGCCATAGCGCCAAGACGAGCGCCTGTAGCCATGCTTGCAATGAAAGGAGCCTGCTCAGTGATAGCGCCGGGAATTTGCTTGACGGCTTCTAAACCAGCGGCAAGAGGGCCGCTCTGTTCATTTGCTCGGAGTACATCTTCAAGGCTTGCACCGGGGCGTTCAGTGATAGCTTGGCTTCTAGCCAAACCACGACGCGCTGCGGCATCAGCGCCAAAGGGGGCTTCAAGAGCAGTAAGCCCGGTAGCAGCAAGTCGTTTGAGTCCACCAAGACCCGCTTCTAACGGCCCACCAGATTTGGGTTTGGATGCTTCTGCTATGTGGGATTTAACAGCCGCTACGATTTGTTCATGCGAAGCCCCCGCAGGGCCTTCTATTTCATAAACCTTTCCGTCCGGTCCTGTAACTTCGTAGATTGGCATAACCCACCTTTATTTAACTAGCGGGTTTCTCACGAACTTTAAATCCGTCAGTACCTCCACTGCTCCCCGCTCCAAGCATTTGGGTAATTTGTGCGTCAGTATACCCTAAAGTTTTAATCATGCGACGTTGTTCTTGTAGCAGTGCATTTGACGCCTTAACCGGGTCCCCAATAAGTGTTGTGTCTATCTCAGCAAGAGCAATAAAATTCTTACGCGCATTATCAAGCGCATTATTAATCGCTTGTTGTTCTTTGTTGCCATACGCAATCTCGGCCACTTTGGAACGGACAGACGCTTCAAGGTTGGCAATCGCTCTATTTGTAGCATCGCTTCTAGCTGCAATACCTTCGCGTGACTGTGTTTCATAACCACTGGTCAGCGCTCTAAGATTGGCTTCAATTGCTTTGACTTCGCGTTCGGCCTTGGCCCCGGCATATGCCATAAGCCCACTGTTTCTGGCGGTGTTTGATGCAATAGCGCCCTGCTTAAGAGTCATATCAAAATTGAACAACCGTTCTTGACCCTGCAAGAACTTAGCCTCTGCCTTTTCAAACTGCCCAACCTTACGCAGTTCTTTGCTTTCTTCAATAAGGTCAAGGGCCTTGTCCCTCTCATTAGCTGCTTTTGATAGGTCCTTACGCACAGTGCCAAGCATACCCGCAAACTGCCCAATCCCCTGTTGAAAGCGCTCACTTCCTATAGGTGCAGAAACAAGCGTGCCTGCAAGAGCAATTAGTGCCTCGCCTTTACCAATGTTAGATTCTTTTTCAGCGCGTTGATATGCTTCAGTAGCTCGCTGTTCTCGTTTTGTGGATAGGGCTTCAAGCCCGGCCTCACGGTCTTGAATCGTCTTTAATGCCGCAGCTTCAGATACAGGAACAATTTTTTCAAGCTGGGTTCGTTGGTCCTTAAACTTATCTAAATACTGTTCAGTTGTGTATCCAAATTTGTTCGCAATGTTCGGGTCCGCTTCAGCCGCCGCAGCAATACCGCCAACATCAATGTCACGTATTTTTTTTGTCGCCGCATCTGCAAGAGTTCTAAACTTACCAAATGTATTTGAGCCAGCCCCTGCGTTATCAACTGTAAGAAGAGGAAGAGCGTCTTTATCAGTAAGCGCGGGGGCACGACCGGCGGGGGGGGCGGGTGGCGGAGCAGGAGGGGGCGGAGCAGGGGCAGGGGCAGGGGCAGGGGCAGGGGCGGCGGGTCTCGCAGCCAGATTCGGAAGGCCCTCAATAGGACGACCCGCTTGGAACGCTTGCAGCAGACGGGTGTACTCAGCTTCCTTACGCCGAACCGTGTCCTCAGAACCCTTGGGGGTAGGCAGAAACATGGGGCCTTTAGAATCAATCCAAGCACGATACGCAGTCTGTACTTCTGCCTCAGTCGGAACACGGCCACCTTCTGTAAACGCCACAATACCGCCGGAGGCCATGCCTCGCTCGGTCATAACATCGCCCGCAGGGAGAGCGCCAATACCCACATCTTCGGGGGCTGACTGCTGTGCTTGCGCAACTACTTGGTCTTTAACGGTAGAGGCTGGCGGTTGTTGACCGGCTTCTCTGGCCTTCTGTGCCTTGAGTGCGGGGCCAAGGATATTCAGTGCCATAGTGGCATACATCGAGTCCACACCGTTTTGAGCGGGGGCGCCATTGGCAATATTAACCAACGCCTGCATGTTCTTTCTACCCATAACAAGCGCCCGAACGAGGCGGTCATCACCTACACCACCTTCCTGAATACCCGCCATACGCGCCAATACACTCATACGTTTTCCTTAAGCTAGTGCTTTGTATGCGCCAAGAGCGCCGAGACCTGTACCTATAAGCTGTTGAGTAAAGCCCGGCATCGGTTGAGTAGTTTGAGTAACTTGCCCAAACAAAGGAGCATTACCACGAACAAGGTCTGACAAGTATGCAATCTGTTCACGCGGATACCCGCGTTGTGCAAGGAAGTCTTGATAGCGCTGGTCAAGGATACGTTGTTCGCGTGCTTGCTGTTCGCCTGCAATCTGACGTTGTGCTTCAAGACGGGCAAGGTCCGCACGCTGGCTAGCGCCAGCTAATTCTCCAAGACCTAGAGCAGACTGCAACGAAGTGCTAAGCCCGGCGGTGCCTACCTGTGCACCCAAACCAGCAGCCTGCGCTGCTGCAGCCCTATCTCTTTCATACTGCATCTGTGCCTGCTGAAATGCCGCTTCACTACCACGGGCTTGAATATCCCCACGTTGCTGCATCAAGTTACGGCCAAGTTCAGCGCGTTGAAGAGCCTCAGCAGACCCCCCATACGTACCACGACCCGCCGCCCTCAGCCCAATATCTCTACCCTGAATATTCGCTGCGCGTTGTGCTTCCCGAAGGGCAATATCCGTAACTGCTTGTTGATAAGGGGAAGAGTAATAAGCCGCTTCATTAGCCCCGAACGTACCCGGCATGTAGCCTAGAGCGCGACCGATGCCGCCTTGCGCTGTACCAAAACCAAGAGCACCTGTACCTTGAGCGCCAGCCATAGCGGTTTGATATTGTTGAGGAGTACGCAACCCCATAACTTCGGATTGAACTCCGCGTTGCTCAGGAGTAAATGAAGCAATTCTTTCACCGGCGTAGGGAATATACGGGAGCGCAGCTACTTCCCGACCTTGTTCAATTACTTCTCGTACATAAGGTACAAGTTCCGGAGGAACCGATTGTTGAACAGTCGTAGTGTTAGCCCCGCCACCTTTACCCCCGCCGCCTTCGGGTTTGATGCGCTTATCGCCTACGTGTTGAAACGCTTGCGGGGGTAGGTCGGGGATGTCGAGGAGAAGTCTGCGGTCCATATTTATTCCTTAAGCGGGCATGTAGCGTTCGGCTTTGATTTGCTTGCCTTGCTTGATTGTACCCGTACGGGCTTTACGTACCTTGTCCATCATAGCGTAGAGGCGCTTCGCGCCTGCTTTAGTAGAACCGTTACCAAGGTGAGAAACAACATCTGCCGGTACAACAAACTCACCATCAGCCAGACGTGCGGGTTGTTTGCCTTCAATAGTGGCTTTGATTGAATCACTCATACCATCACCGGGGCCGTTTAGATACCCACCCTTCTTGAAGTTACCCAACGGTTCGCGGTACTCGGGCAGGCTACGGCGTGCGTCAAACATACCACTCATAGGATTTATAGTGGCAATGCCCCCTTCAGCGTAACCCATACGGTCTTCTTGGGCACGGCGACGCAATTCAGAAAACGGAACGAACGGGCCGAAACCAAAAGACATAGGAGCCGCGCCTTGCGGCTTAGGTGCCATAGCACCAGCCAGACCCAGCGCTGCACCAGCAGCGGGTACACCGACAGAGGACAGCGCGGACTTGCCTGTAATATCAGCAAAGCGTTGTGCGCCGCCTTCAGTAAACAAGTCTTTGAGTCCTGTACTTACATTAGAAAAACTGAACGGGGCACTAGCTGCGGCAGCGGCATCGGGGACGAAAGAAGTAGTTTTACCCAGCGCTCCAGCACCTTCAAGGTATGCTCCGGGGAGGTTTGTAACGGCACCATTAACGCCTTGCATCGCAGTAGTAACAGTGGGGCTAGCAGCACCAGCCGCAGCGGCACCGGTCTTAGCCAGATTACCGACAGCACCCGCTCCACCATAGCCACCAAATGCGTCAAGTGCGGCAGTGCCAATGTCGTTACCCTGTGCAAGCGAAGTCAGACCGGCAATACCAGCGCCTAGTTGAGTGGCAGTAAGCGTACCAAGAGCAGTACCAGCCAACGCCCCTTGCAGTAGAGGTCCGCCGATTGCGCCGAGAAGCATAGGTAGCATAGTATAGCCCTTTTGTTTTGCTAGATTATAAGCGCTAAGGTAGCGCCGAAACAAGATTAATTGTAAGAATCACGGAGGGGATTGCAGGTCGAGTAGGGCTAGTGCCCGCAGCGTAGTGTTCAAGGTAAACGTTGGTACTGTCAGACCACCAAGCTAACTGAAGAAAGTCTGTGTCAGGGTCGTTGACCGTGAAGATACCAGTGATTGCAGGGACTATGTGCGCCCAGATGTTTGCGCTTTTTCTGGCCGCTATATCAAAACGAGTATTACTGTTTGGGTAGTTGGTGTTGCCATCTTTAGCCCACACTTCAAATTCAGCAGCACTAGCGCCTCGGTTTGTTACTTGTAGGGTAAACGTAACTAGGTATTCTCCAGCATAAGGCACATGTATTTGAGAGTTGCTGACTACCGTTATGCCGTTTGTTAGTGTCGGTGTGTCGTACGCAATTAAATTTTCAGACGTAGTACCTGCACTGGACTGGTCTGCTGTGCTAATCAGCATTGCATATGGTTGGATAATTTCTTGCCCAAAGCCGGAAAAGATACCCCCAGTAAATCTATCTCCAATAAACTCCTCAGCAGTAATCGGCGTCCGAGAATCCAGTTGATTGAAGTATGCGCGTAGTGCGCGTTGGAATTGGTCTTGCTGCCCTTCGTTGTATTCCTTTGTAGGCAGGGGGAGCGCGGGTGCCCGGAATTTAACCATAGCCATAATTACCCCCTACGTCCATCAGGGCGAGCATCAACACGCGGCATACCCATCTGCCATTGCACCCCCAGTCCATCCGAAGCAATCTTGTACCGCACCTGCCGCCCACGAGCGCGCAAAAAAACTTGGTTGGTGTACTGGTCAATGATTGCAGTGGCGGGGTCTTTTACACCAGTAACAGTTTTTGTCAGCCCAGTGTTCTCGGCGTTGTTAGTCTGATATAACTGTCCGGGGAAATTGTGTGGCTGAATAGTTAGCTTTACTTGCGGGTCATTGCTGGTTGAGCCAGTGAAGTTGATGTCTGGAATGATGCGTCGGATAAGCATGAATTGCTCGCCGTCTTGAATATCAATATCGCCTGATGAGATGTATGACTCCATAGGCCCGCCGTCATCATTTACGCCCCTTTCTTGGTCAAACAACCATCCACTAGTAGCAGCCGCCTGCGGGTAGGTCCGCAGAGGAGAATCAAGCCAAGCCGTACGTTCAAGCTGGCCGTAGTACCAGATTTGTTCTAAGTAGTTGTAGATAACATATCGGTTAAGTTCGTCCGAGTTGGCGCTCGGGTAGAACCAGATGACTTCATTAAACTGTTCGTTAGTTCCAGACACGGTTTGTATCTGTGTCTGGCGGTTGATGTCTTGGAAAATGTACTGGCGCAGGGTGCAAGGCAACGTGTCAACGCGACCGTTATAGAGGTAAAACTTATCTGTACCCATCCAGTAGGTAACGTTGTTGACTGTAACTGTTGCCGCAGGCGAGACTAGAGAAATGTTGTCAGCAAGTTCATACAAACCAAACACTTCTGATGTGCCAAGGAAGCGCAGAGAGTACAGCGTGGAGTCCGTAAATACTAGAATTTCTTCCCGAGTACGTACTGCACGCAGAATCTCGGAGCCGTTGGATACCCGCAGAAAACCGGCGCTATTTGTTGCAGAGGGGGTAAAATTCCACGGCTCATCTTGGTTGGCCCATCGAATGCCCAGTGGGTCGTAGTTACCAGTGCCATAAGCAGTACCACCAAAAGTCAGCAGATGCCTGTCTTGCTGTGAAAACAAGATACTACCTACGATTTGTGGTACATCTGATGCGTTTAGCACAGAAGAAAGAAGAACAGCGCGAGTGCTGAAAGTGTTGTCATATTCCCAGTAATAGATATCGCCGTTACGGATACAGAACAACAGGTCGTCATTGAAGCGGTCTTGTGTATACAGGCGAGGGGGAGTATTTACCGGGATGTTAGTTGCCGAACCCCAAGCACCTCGACTCCATGTACCGGCACCCCACCCGAACCCGTACGCAGCAACTGCTTGCCCACTGTGAATATCAAAAATAAACGAGATAGGCGCGGTATAAGAAGCTGCGGAAGATGCTGCGGTAGGGGTAGTAACAGTAAACGTGTTTAGCGTAACATTTGAAATCAGGTGGTCGGTGTTGATTTCGGCTGCAGAGATACCCCCAACAGCAGTATTGACGTTCTCAATAAGTACATAATCTCCATCCAAAGCGCCATGACTGTTCAGGGTAACAGTGATTTGGTTAGAGCCTGCGGTTGTATTTAGTACGCTCATGTGATGCTCACCGTGACTGAACCAAGACCGGATGTACCACTAACGCCAGTGGGGGCAAGAATGGTAGTTTGTAAACGGACAGGAGTAATATCAAAAAGCGTTTGGCCTGCTTCTACATAGACCTTTACGTTGGTTGCGATACTCAGCAGGTTGTTGCCGTCAGAAGTAACCCAGTTGAAAAGAGACCGGCATACGCCCAGAAACTCTTCGTTAGGGTAGCGCTCCCAACCGCCAATCTTTTCCGGGAAGCCAGAGCGGAATCTAATTTTATCGCATTCATACCAACCCCCTTCAGACGCATAATTTGTCTGGTCGCGATTTATTCCCGGTTTAAATACAAGTTTACTGAGCGGCATTTTGAATCACTTCGTAGGCTTCGCGGCAGGCGTTGTATTGGGCTTGGAGTCTGGCAGCATCGGCAGCGTACCCTGCAAGAAATTCTGCATCTGGCCTTGCCAGTCCCTCTCCGGTGCATCCCACAGCATTGTCGGTACTTGCGGGCACTGAGTCTTGACGGGCTTCGGGGCGGTCGCGCAGGCTGTCAATAAGAGCGTTGTAGCGACGATTAACAATCTGTGTTTCACGAATACGCTCCTTCTGAATAATGTCGGCATGGGCTTGCATTTGTCGCTCAATTTGTCGCGATTTGTCTGCTTGGGCTTGCACCTCACGTTCCTGAACTACTTTGTAGGCATCCCATTCTTTTTGCACGACATCCTTGCCGTGAGTGTAACCTTTCCAATACGAAAAACCGAGCATCACTAGCCCGGTCAGCGCCCCAATCACCCACCGATTCATCAGGAACCCAAGCATTTCTGGTACTCCTCCATTCGGCGTTTTGTTAAACCCGGTAACGGTTTGCCTTTGAATCTATCCCATCTAAGAATTTGTTTACAAGCTTCGTCATATTTCTGTTGGTTGAGCAGTTTAACCAACGTGCTTTTGCAAAATGCACCTTCACCGATATTGTAAGTCAGTGACACATAAGCATCAAACTCGTATTGGTGCATCGGCACCGGGGCGCAGCGTTTTACTGCTTTCTCAAATTTATTTGCGTCGTTCAGAAGGCGCACCAATGCTCTTTCAGGAGTGGTCTTATCCCCCATCTGCACCCCTTCTGTCGTACCAAACCCAATCGTCGGAACGTCGCCTTTGACTGGCTCGTATGCAACCGGGCTGTACCCCTCATGAACCGCAATGCCCACTAGCGCCGAAGCGCTAAGAGTAAGGGCGGCGATTGCAACGCGCAGGTTCACAGCCCATCAACCTCTACCCACGATTGAGTTTCTTCATCCCACGAATAACGCTTGTCATCTTCAGGCATAGGTACAGGCGCTTCCCATTGGGCAGCATCATTCAACACCCAAGACGCATAAGGTTGCGGCGGGACAAACGCATCAATGCTCGGGTTGTATGTGTACCCAACCCCTGCGTAATTCTTGCGGATGTTGCCGTTGTACGAGGTTTGCTTCCAGTTAGTGTAGCCACCAGACCACGCAATCAAGAAATCAATACCTTTTTGTTCCGACTCAACACCGTTCTCGTCTAACAGTTCGTTGTTATGCACAACGTTTACTTCCAACACAATGTTGTTTTCATCGAGCTTTGCAAAATGTGCCATTTATTACCTCAGAACGTAATTGAACCGGAGCCGGTCCATGTGTAGATACGGTATCCACCAGAGACGGTGATGGTGGGAGAACCTGTGGTTGCTGTTGCTGCTGGATATGTGTCGGCATAGCGGATGATTACGATGCCTGAGCCACCATTTCCTGCTACGTCATAAGAGCTGTTGGTGTTTCCAGCACCGCCTCCACCTCCGCCAAGATTGGTCCCGCCATCAGCTCCACTGAGTAACCCGCCGTTAGACGACCCGCCGCCAGCACCTCCACCACCCGTTCCTCCGGCCCCAGAAGTCGGCGTACCAGAGTTTTTATAGCCGCCGCCTCCTCCGCCTCCTGCGCGTGTAACAGAACTTCCTGTGATGCTTGATGCAGAACCGTTACCACCTCCCGTACCGGCGTCACCGCTTCCGTGACTAGTGCCTGCCGCGCTGGCTCCTCCACCGCCTGACGCGCCACCGCCTGCACCAGAACCGCCGTTATTGCCCTGCCCAGATGTACCAGTGCCGCCTGTGTTGGACGCGGCGCTACCGTATGAACCTCCACCACCAGAACCGCCATTTCCGGGTGCGGTATAGGTTGCAGAACCCCCAGCGCCACCACCTCCCCCAGTAGAGGTAATTGAGGAAAAAACCGAGTTGCTGCCGTTGCCGCCTGTGCCATAAGTTCCCAAAGAACCTATGCGTGCGCCTCCACCGCCTACAGTAACTGTGATTGCAGACCCAGCGGTAACAGCAAAACCAGAAGCAGTACGAAAACCACCCGCACCGCCTCCTCCAGCGCCGCCATACCCACCCGGCCCGGATTGACCACCAGAGCCACCACCAGCAACCACAAGGTATTCAACAGTGGGTGTGACTAACCCACCTCGGGCAAACATCCCAAAGCCACGCGCAGAGGCAGCGCCGAAGGCAGATAGAATCGGTGGCATAACTATTCCTTAAGCAAACTTAGTTTGTGCAGCCAGAACGGTGAACGTAGCACTACCCGTCTTAATAATCGTATAAGTGTAAGCGTCAATAGACGA